TACAGAATAAGTTGTTGTTGTAACTGTTTTGGATGCGCAATTAAAGCCGCCAGCACCTCCACCTCCACCATAACCGCGACCAGAAGCGCCCCCACCTGCTACAACTAAAGCAGTGACAGACTTACCTTCTGATGCGTCAGAGCCAAGACTATTTACTGTTAATGAACCGCTTCCATTGAATACGGCTATTTTGTAATTGCCACTTGTTGTTACGCACGCGCCCGAACTGGTAATGCATGGGTATCTTGGGCCAGGTGGAGTATACGTTCCCCCAGTATAAGCATTGAGTATTCCGCTCATGTCACATTAGTTCCTGTAAGTAACCATTGAGTTGTACCGATTTTTATGCAATTTGCTACGCCATATTGAGCTAGCGTTCTTGATCCCGAAGTGCCACCAGACGCCCATGTCAATGTGTCGGAGTTAATTGCAATTGTTACGTTGCTGGCTGACATGTTGATAAACTGAATTACCGTACCAAGTGTATAAGCTACTGAGGCATTAGCGGCAATAGTAAAAGTTCTAGCGTTTGCATCGCTTGCTGGGTGAAAGATTGTTGTACCTGCATCAGCAAGTACAGTCGTATATGCAGTAGATTGACTATTTTGAGGAATGTTTAAATATCCAACGCTTGAACTTGTTGGAGGAAAAGTCATTGTGGTACTGTCAGTACCTGCTAATGTAATTGAATTATTCGCTGTTAATGTTTTACCATCAGCTATGGTCAATGTTGATCCAGTTGCAGGTGTGGTAAGTGTAACCTTGTTAATTGTGGTTGCCGTTGCAACACCCAATGTAGGTGTTGTTAATGTTGGCGATGTACTTAAAACAACACTACCAGAACCAGTTGATGAAGTTACACCTGTACCACCATTAGTAACACCAAGAGTTCCAGTAACACCAGTTGTTAATGGTAAACCTGTGGCATTTGTTAAAGTAACACTTGTTGGCGTGCCTAAAACAGGTGTTACTAAAGTTGGTGAAGAACTTAACACAACGCTTCCAGAACCTGTAGATGTTGTAGTACCAGTTCCACCGTATCCAACAGCGATTGTGGTTGCATTCCATGTTCCTGTGGTAACAGTGCCAAGCGTAGTGATTGCTGTTGTACCCTTACTTGCAACAAGTGTGTTGTAAGTATTGGTTCCTGTACCAACAAACAAAATTCCATCAGTAATGTTAACAGCAAGCTCACCAGTAGTGATCGTAGTTGGCGTATGTCCTGTTGTAGAACTGTTATACGTGATGATTGGGGTATAGCCTGATGCTGACATTAGAATGTTCCTCCATTGATGCCACCAGTAATTGTACTGTTTGTGGCGTTAATTGTAATCCCTGTGCTCGTATATTGGGCTTGATTTCCAGTGGCACTAGACGCATAAGTAATGTAATTTGTCGCACCTGATCCAGCACTCAAATTAAGATTGGTTGCATTTGTTGCGTTTGTCACCGCAGTGGTGCCAATTACAGAAACAACTTGAGATGCAGTCGCTGCAGTGAATGCAGAGGTTCCATTACCGTAAGCCAGTCCTGTGAGTGTCGCGACTCCAGTTCCCCCATTTCCAACTACCAAAGTACCACTCAAAGTAATTGCACCTGATGTCGCAGTGCTTGGTGTCAATCCTGTTGTTCCACCACTGAATGTGCTTACGCCACCAGATGGTGCTTGCCAAGATGCAGTTGTTCCGTTTGAAGTTAATACATACGTATTAGCTCCAATTCCAAGCCTTGTGGCGCTATTAGTTCCGTTTCCAATAATCAAATCGCCAGTTGTGGTGATGGGGGATAATGCATTAAAAGCCGTAGAAGCTGTTGTTTGACCTGTGCCTCCATTTGCAATAGGCAAAGTACCTGTAACACCAGTGCTTAAAGGTAAACCTGTTGCATTTGTAAGAACTACGCTAGAAGGTGTTCCCAACGCAGGAGTAACTAATGTTGGACTTGTAGCTAAAACAACATTCCCACTACCAGTTGTTGAAATCGCTGTAACATTGCTTGAACCGTTGGCATACATAACACCAGTTAGTCCAGTTACAGCAATGTTTGTTGTGGTCAAGTTTGTAAATGACTCTGAAGAAGAGCCAGGCACCTTTTCCCAAACTCCACCAGTGAAAATAGCCCAGTCACCTACATTCCAGCCAGAAACACCATTTAAAGTGGTATTGCCAGCCACAGAAACCACATAGTAATAGCTTTGTGTACCAACAGAAGAAGTCAGTGTGGGCGTATTGGTGTTTGCGTTCCAAGTGCCCTGATATGTTGGAGCGTTGATAGGTTGTGTGCTTACAGAAGTAATTTGACCTTGACTATTAACTTGAAGAACTGGGATTACTGATGCAGAACCATAAGTTCCTGATGTAACACCAGTATTTGAAATTGCAATTGTGACAGGAGATGAACCATTGAATGATGTTCCAGAAAGTCCAGTACCAATTGTTAATGTACTTGTTGTAGAAGCAGAAATTGTTCCAGATCCACCTAAACTTATGGATGTACCATTCACAGTTAAAGAACTATTGGTCAATGCAGAGTTGCCAATGTTACTCAATGTATTTGTTGAGCCACTGATTGACTTGTTAGTCAGTGTGTCGATTGTTGCTCTACCCACCAAAGTGTCAGTGCTTGAGGGTAGGGTCAATGTTCCACTGTTGACAATTGACGAAATGACTGGAGAAGTCAATGTCTTGTTTGTCAGTGTCTGTGTGCCAGTCAATGTGGTGACGACTGTCGTATCAATTGCAATCGTGCCTGATACTGTGATTGTTCCGCCAGTCAAGCCTGTGCCAGCGATAATTTGCGTCACGGTGCCTACGCCAGACAACGTTTGCCAAATCGGATTGCTTGATCCTTGGCTTGTTAAAACTTGACCAGTCAAACCAGTTGGTGTAACTGCAAAACCAGTTCCGTTTCCATAAAGAACACCGCCAGCAGAAGGGGCTGTAGACAATCCTGTGCCACCATTTGATACGCCCAAAACACCACCTAATGTGATGTTTCCTGAGCTTGCACTTGAAGGTGATAGACCTGTTGTGCCTGCGCTAAACGTATTGACTACAGAACCACCTGAACCAATCGCATTTTGCACAAACGCGGTTGTTGCGATCTGTGTGGTATTCGTTCCAGTTGACGCTGTGGGTGCTATTGGAGTTCCAGTCAATGTTGGACTGTTTGCCAATACCACTGAACCTGTACCTGTTGTCGATGCGCTAGAGGATGATGTAGCCCTTCCATAAGCGTCAAACGTCACTGTGGGTAGTGTATATGAGCCTGCTGTTACAGAAGTCGTTGTAAGCCCAATTTGAGGGCTTGTAGTGCCATTGTTGACGGTAATTTGTCCACCAACGCCAGTGACTGCAACCGTGCTCAGTGATGTGCCACTCAAAGCCAACAAACCTGTGCCTGTTGTGCCAACTAAGTTTTGTAAAACAGTTGAAAGGCTAATCGTTGGGTTTCCAGTTGTACCATTGCCATTTGCAACTGATACGCCTGATCCACTTGATGTAATTTGAACGTTTGTTATCGTTGTACTGTTGGTCTTGACTTGAATGCCGTTACCAGAAGTAAGCAAAGAAGCCAAAGCGCCAGTCACAGCAATGGTATAGCTACCTTGAGCACCACCATCGGTTGTGGTTAAACCAGTGCTGACTGCAATTTGTCTGCTGTTAGCCAAGCTTGTTTGTTGGCCAACGGTCAAAAATGTTTGTGTTTGTGTGGGTTGAACCGCAATAGCCCCAGTCGTGGTTTGAACCGTCACTCCATTTTGAACAATAGGAACTGACTCATTACCAGTCAAAGCACTTGCTTGAGGCAATTGGGTGATTGTTACTTGTCCACTCATGTTATTGGCTCGTGTTGGGGCTTGGGCTTATGATGTTAATGTTGTCGTTCTGTTGTGGAATATCGTTTCCATTCTGAGTGCTAATGTAGACTTCAGAGGGATTGCCTCCAGGTATATTTGTCCCCGTAGGCGTAACGACCAAACCATTGTCATTTGCAGCAACACTGACATCGGGTCTTGGGAATTGTAAGGTAATTCTTTCGGTTTTCCTAGCTGGTAATCTATAGGGATCTTTTTGATCTGCACACCCTTCTTGACACACCCGAAGACCAGGGAAATTTGGATCAGGCATGGCCTGAATAATTGGTCTTTTCATCTTGCAACGGTCGCAAATGAAGATCGCAATTACTGCGTTTCCTGTGGTGTCTAGAAAGCGTGGCATGCTTACCTTGTGTAGACAGAAATGTTGGGAGCGAAGTAAATTGGGGACTTGTCCCTTTCTTCGTTCTCAGCCATGAGGAAGTAATTGTTCGCTTGGGTTTCCAAGTATTGAATCCTTGCGATGTCAACCCCAGGCAATATCAAGCTCATCTGGTGAGCTAGTAAATACTGAATGGCTTGGTTCCAACGTTGAGGAATTTCCAATTGACCATTCAATGAACCCACATCGTCAATTTGGCGTGAGTACCAAATGGTCATCTGAATGAACGCATTAGAAGGAGCTGGCCAAAGGGTAATCGTTGCCTGTGGAATTGTTCTGTTGAACCAATACTGATAAGGCTGATTGGCTGTGAAATTCTTGTTAGGCAGATTGGTATAGTCGTCACGATTCAAACGAGCCATGGTGACTTCAGTGGAGTTGTTGCCAAGGTACCATTCACGCAAAGCCAAAGTTGTGCCGTTCAATGCTTGAAAACGGTAGTATTGCGCTGTGGCACCAGGGTCAATATCTTGAAAAATCCATTGACCATCAGTCACTGTAACGTTTGTACCCGTGTACAAGGTCGTCCAAGTCGTTCCATCATAGGAATATTGAAAGCTGTAGTTCCATGTTGCAGATCCACCGTTGGCAACGTATGGCATAAAGCCAATAGATCCAATGTAAATGCTGTTGTTTGTACCGTAATTGACTGTGTAATTGCCATTTGGCACAGTCATTTGGTTGTACGTC